TTCACGCAGAACCCATTCGCGAGTTCGCATGTCGAGGAACCACCCGGCCTGTGCGTTGAGCACTGCCTGCGCGAGCGCGCCGTAGTAGTTCGGGTCGGTGCGGAAGTTGAAATGCCAATCCGCCGCGCCGAATGCCATCCCGTCGAGATCCTTGGCCAACTGCGCCACCACGAAATGCGACGTGTTCGGATACGGCGGTTGCGGTTTCGGCTGCTGCACGTCGGTCTGATCCATTGCGGATCACTCACTTTCACATTCGGGTTACGGCGGCGAGGTGTTGCTCGAGGCCATATCCGAGGCGTGCACGACGATCGCGACGATGTAGTCCACCCGGCCGCCTTCGGTGGGCCTGCGTTCCTTCGGCCGACCACGGACGTGAACGATGTCCCCGACTGCGATCAGGCCGCCGAGTCCCTCGTTCGAGCCCTGCACCCGACGGTCGCCGTCGAAACGGAGTTGGTCGCGGTCGCTGAGACCGCCAGGAAGGTACGGATCGAGTTGCAGGACAAGCTCACTGACTGTCCGATTGCCGGTCAGTTCGGTTTGCTTGGTGTCCAGGAACCGCTGTTGCAGCAGTCCTGTCCACGGCTGATACGTCGGAGCGACGGGAACCTGATTGCCGGTGCTCTCGTCGACCTCCGGTGGGTTGGGTCGCACGATCGACCAGCGCTGCGGATAGCGCGGCATCAGCGTGGACCCGGCGTGATCGTGAACGCTTCACGGGATGATCCGGACGGACGATTCGGGGTCAGATCGTCAATCTCTTCTGCGGTGAAATACACCAACGACGACGACCCAGCATCACCGTCGGAGTATTCGGTCGACTCCTCGAGATACTGCTTGTTTCGCACCCCGAACCCGCGCCGCCACAACTTGATCGCTCGATGTACGGCCACGACCATGATGCCCATGACTAGATCGCGATCGACCGTGCCGTTCGCGATGCCGTCGTCGAGATCTAGACCGGACGCCCGGATGACTCCCCGGCGAGCCTTCCCCGAAGCGAAGCGAATGAGGAACAGCAGTTGCTGCTGTTCCTCGGTGTCCGTCTCGGGGAAGGGCTCCATAGTGCCGTTGCGCATGTCCTGCACGGTGATCAACGGTTCCGTGCTGGGCACGACTCAGTCCTCCTGATCGTCACCCGCGCCGGAGTCGCCCGTTTCGCTGCCCGTCTCGGCTGCGAATGCCTCGCCCGGTGCAGGCTTGGGAGCCTGGCCGCCGTCGGCGGGCGTGGGCGTCTCCGACTTGGGCTGCTCCGGCGTGACCGTCTTGGTGACTGTCGACGTCTTGGCGGTGGTCTTGCGAGCCGCCGCCGGTGCCTTCGCGGTCTCGGGGGCCTCGGCCCACACACCCGGATTGGTGATCGACTTGACCGCCCAGGCAGGTACGTCGTCGTCGGGCCCGAATGCGTGAGTCTCGCCGTTCTTGTCCGCGACGTGCACGAACACGGCCAGGCGCGCCATCAGAACAGGTCCGCTGTCATGAGGCGACGTGCGTTCGAGAGGATCGGCTGTCCGCAGGCATCGACCCAGGTGAAGCGGCGCGTCGGCGGCCCGTCGACCTTGACGACCTTGGCCACGATGCCCTGAGGATCGGTCTCGACCCGATCGATCTCACCCGAGTCAGCCATCTCCAACGCCGTCGCGGTGAGACCGAACGCCGTGAACCCGAGGTCTTCGAGGTTCGGCGGCAGGAGCGTCAGACGATCCTCGGCCATGACGCGGGTCGAGACACCGTCGACGTCGAGCACATTGTCGTACGGAGCCAGCGGAATCGGCAGCCCTTCCGAGCTGAACAGGTTGATTAGGTCCGCAGTGGTCACGTGGGTGCGACCCTGGGTCGCGCCGAACACCGCGTCGATGATCTCCTTGTTGCGCTGCAGGAGCCGCATCTGCTTGAGCGAGGGCAGCATCGAGCCCGGGAGGAAGCCGTTCGTCGCGTTGTAGACGTCGCACCACGCCTGAAGGTCGGTGAGCGGTGTCGACGCGGTCAGGTTCGTCCACGGGGTTGCCGGAGCGACAATGTGATTCGCGGGCAGTCCGTAGTCGGCCTCGTTGATGAAGCCGTTCTCATCGATGTTGAGAACGCCATCGGTGAGCACGTCGCCCCACGCGAGCTCGATACGGTTGTAGATCTCGTTGGTGAGATTCTCACCGTCGTTGTAGATCGCGCGCTCGAGCACCGCCTTGTTGGTGCCCTGCGTACGCGCGAACTCCTGCTGCAGGCGCTCGTACTCACCGATCGCGGGAGACGAGCTCGACAGCGGAGCGAGCGGAACACGCTTCTCCGAACCGGTGTCCCGGCTCGAGACGTGGATCCGTCCGTCGTAGCTGCGGTACTTCGCCGTCCGGTTGGTCTTGACGATCTCGAGGAAGTCGACGGTGTTGCTGTCGAGGATCTTCGGTGCGCCGAACAACTCGGTCAGGCGGTTGTTGCGAGGCTTGGGCACCTCGCGAACGAACGTGGTGAGTGCGTCGGGCGGAACCGGCGCATCGAGGAACTGTGCCATGAGATGAATGTCCTTTCGAGACAGAGAAAGTCAGATGGTCCGGATCAGGACGCGAAGTGGATCATGCGAAGATCCGTGCGGGCGTTGGTGTCGAGGAACCCGCCACCGGTCGCGGCGTTCGCGATCGGCAACTTCGCAGGATCGACGAACCCGTGAACCAGCAAGCCTGATCCGACGTCCTTGGTCAGATCCAGCAGGTTCGGCACCTTGCGTGCCGCAAACAAGATTCCCGCGGCAGTCTGACGGCCGTCGGTCGCGGTGTCGTCGTACGGGCCGTACTTGCGGTTCGCGGTGATCTTGCCGAGCACGATTCCCGAGACGATGAAGCCGTTCGGGTAGTGCGTGGCCTGAGTGAACGCGGACACGTCGAGGGTGATCGACGGCGTCGTTCCCGGGTCGGTGCCGTGCGGGCTCAGGAGCCACTGCTTGTTGTCGTTCTGAAACGGATTGGTCTGCACTTCGATCGAAGTCATGGCGCTACGTCCCTCCTTCAAGGGGTGAGATGGGTGATGCTCGATGGGTCGTTCACACTGCGGCTACTTCTTGTCGCGGTTGCCGAATCTTTTCGCTGCTTCGGCTTTGCCGAGATCCTTGCCCGTCAACTTCTTCCCTCCGCCGCCGCCTTGGCGGTTGTCGGGCTTGGGAATTCGGGGCTTTCCGTTGCCGCCTTGCGCGGCCAGGTACGGCTTGTCTTCGACCAGTTCCTTGATCGCATCTGCGATCGCGGTGGCGTCGACGGTGCCGTTCTCACCCACCTCGAATTGATCGAGGTCGATAAATCGTGGGGCATCGGCGGGGTCCGCGAGCACACCTGCTGCAGCGGCCCGAACTTCCGAGCTCAGGACACGGGCGTTGGCGCGGGCAATGATCTGCTCCTCGCGTTCGCGCTGCGCCTGTTCGGCGGCGTCGTCACCACCAGCGGCCCCGGGCTTCTTTCCGGCCCTGAGGGCTTTGAGCTCCTTCTCCGCGGCGATCCGGCGGGTGCGTTCGGACTTCTCCTTGGCCTTGATCGCAGCGAGTGCTTTCTCCCCGGCGGGACCGAGCTTCTTGTCGTCGCCGTCCCCGTCGCTGTTACCCTCGCCGGTTCCGTCACCATCACCTGCGCCTGCGCCGTCTCCGTCGCCGTCACCCTCGCCGGTTCCGTCACCGTCTCCGCTGCCATCGCCCTCGCCTTCGGCGTGGTGTTGCTGCAGTGGTTGCCGATTCCACCGCGGGGCGGTCGAGCGGAGCGACAGCGCCGCGAACTGATCGGCCGTGAGAATGGTTCGTTTCATGAAAGTACTGCTCCTTCGGATACGGCCGAACCCGTTGCGGGCGGCACGAATACCGCTGATCCCTTGCGGATCAGCGGAATGGACGAGAGTGATCTCTCACGTGGATGCGAGCAGCTCGCGCAGCGAATGACCGCCCCGGGCCGCGACGGACTCCCAGTACGCTCTGCGCTCCGGTGCAAGCACTTCCGGTTCGCCTGGGGCACCAGCGACCTCAGGGTCGAAGCCTGGATCCCACACACTGTGTGCGGCGATCTCCGCAGCGCTGTAGGTCCGATCGGCCGGCAGAACGCGTCCGCTGATGTCGAGGTAGCGCCCTACTCCCAGAATCAGCACCGGCAGGATCATGTGACCACCCCGAATCTTCGAAACGACCATGCCAGGATGTCAGCGGCCCGCTCGTCGCCTCCGGAGATGTAGACCAACCACGGGCGGTTGTTACTGAGCACCGCTGCGTACCCTTCGGCGATCCATTCGGCGCGGCCGCTGGATGGTTTGCCCTGCGATCCGGCTCTGTAGTACTCCGGGCCGTTTCCGCCGGCCACACGTTCGTGTGCCCACTTGACGTACGGGTCGTCCTGGATCCGGTAGATCGACGCCGTCGCCGGTCTCTGCGCGGCCTCTCGGGCGGAATCGGACAGTGACGCAGCTCCCTGCTCCTGCCACGTCACCTCTGGTGGTAGACGCCGCAGCGCTCGGTAGTCCAGCGCGTGGCCCAGTTCGTGTGCGACGACGTCGAGAGATCCGGGTCGTGCATCCGTCGAGATGATCACGTCCCCGTAGCTGGGATTGAAGAACGAGGTCTCGTCCAACGACCGGCCGTCTGCGGTGAACGATCCTGCGTAGCGGTCTCGGATCTGCTGATCGTCGGTCAGTGACACACGGCGCGTCAGGAACAGCTTGATGTTCTGGCGAGCGAGTTCCTGCCGAGTCTCGAACGGGATGCGTGCGATGGTTCGGCGGGCGGTCGCCGCTGATTCGGACGGAACCCCTGCACTGACGTCGAAGCTGAACTGCGGTGCAGCTCGCTCCCTCGCGCGCTGACGGGCGGCCTCAGCCTCTGCCGCGGCAGTGACGGCGTCGAGGTCGACCGGCGTCGGCGTTGCGGTAGTTCTGGGCTTCAGCTTCTCGACCGTTGCCAGGTCCGGCACGAGACTGGTTCTCGAACCCACGCCGGATCTGGGACCCGACCTTTCGAGTAGGTATCCGTTAAGCCGTAGGAGCCTCAGCGTGTCGTCTCGGTCCTCACCGATCTGGTAGATGTCCTCGGGCATCAGCCTCGGCGTGGTCTTCGGGGTGCGGCCTCGCGCGCGGATGATCTTCCCTGCCACACCTCGTTTGGTCACGCCCTCGGTCGTAGTGATCAGTTGCCGGCCGTACACATCCCGGCGCTTGGTGTGGTGGTACTTCGCGTTGCCCATCAACCCGGCGGCAGTGTCGAGACCGTGCGCGCCGCGCCGTGCGTTGACCACTTGCGCGATGTCCGCTCCCTCACGGATGGCCTGCGCACCAGCGATGGTGAAGACCTTGTCCTGCATCGCCGGGTCGAGGGATACGAAGTAGTCCATCGGGTCGGTCCGCAGATCACCGGCCCGGTCCTCCGGTGCGGCGATGTGTCGACAGTCGCATCCCGGGTGACGGTCGAATCCGGCGTTGTACCGGTAGAACCGGCCAGCCATGACCGCACACCGAGAACACGACGGCGGGTTGAGCATTCGGACGTACCCGACTCCCGGGCGCGAGGTGATCGCCAGACCGGTTGCGACACGATTCGCGTCGGCGATCTGTGTCTGCACGCGAAGCTGCACGGACCGAAGACCGGCCTCCCATGCTGCCGAGACGACATCACTGGTCATCGGCATCCCGCGATCTACAGCGTCGCCGATCTTGCTCTTCGCGGTGATGATCGACCCGTACATCAGCGAGTCCAGCGGACGGCCGTCCGAGGCAATCCCCGTCAACCCATCGGGCGCTACCTCATCGGTCGGCTGAATCGACACACCAAGGTCGTCGAGAGTGTCCGCGACGTAGTCCTCAGCGTCGTCGACGGCGGCGCGTTGACCGATCACAATGACGGCGACGAGCCGATCGACGTTCGCCGCGAACCACACATCGAAGTCCTTCGGCGGCCGGCTACCCCAAATCCGCTTCGCGGCGATGAGGGCTTCACGCTGAATGGCCTGTTGACGTAGGTAGTTCTCAGCTGACGGCTGCGGCAGCATTGTCGTCGGTCGGTGTCACTGACGATCTCGCCGGAATGTTCCCAAGGTCGCGGTTCAGGCGGTCGAACACGGGATCGGCCTCCTGCTTCTCGAAGTACTCACGCTCACGGTTCTTTCGGGGCTCGGACCACCCCATCTCGTCCCACGACCCTTCACGGGAGTACACAGGCGTGCCGCCGTTGAGCTTCTGAATCGCGTCTGCCTGCTCGGCGGTTGTCGGGGTTGCCGCGTTGTACCACTCGACGGTGATCTGATTGCCGGGCAACCACTCACCGGTACGGAAGCGCTCGTAGAGCGAGGCCACCCATGACCAGGACGCGCCGTTATCGACCATCTTGTTCTCGGCGTTGTTGATCATCCGAGCCTCGTCGGCCCGAATCGCACCCTCAGCAGCAGGATTGGCGGTGTTCTTCCCGAAGTAGCGCAGCGGCAGCCCGGTGACCGACGAGGCCATCTCCCCGTACAGCGAAACCGTCTCGTGAAAGTTTCGAAGATCCGACGGAGTGAAGTTGCCGAACTTGGCCTTGTCGTTTTTCGTCGACCACACCGAGTGCATGTACGACTCCCACGCTGGGATCGGTTCACCGCGTTCGTTGACGAAGTCCTTCTGATCGACACCGAGAGCCCACTTCTGCGGGGTCGCATGCGTTTCGAGTGCGAACTGCAGGTTGGTCAGCGCACGCGCGGCCGCGTCGGTGATCGGGATGACGTCGGTCATCTCCGACTCGCCGTCCCACTGGCCGGCCTTGCGGCGGTTGAGGAACATCACCACCGGCACCCGGCCGAGCTCGTGTTCGTCGATGCCGGTGTCGTCGCCGACCTCGTCGATCTGCCACCCGTGCACACCGAGCGAGATCTGCAATGTCTTGTTCGGCAGGATCAGCGTGCCCAGCGCATCGCCGTTGTCCGCGCGGAAGGTCCGCATGTAGGCGTCCATCCGGCGTTGACGAGTGTTGATCAAGCAGCTGCTCTCTCGCGGCGACTCGATCAGGACCAGCGGATGCTCAGGGTCCTCTTCATTGGTGCCGACCGAGACGAACCCGCGGCCGTAAACCATCGTCTGGGTGTGGTTCAGAGGTGCCTCGGACGCCAGGTTGTTGGCACGGAACCCTTCCATCAGCGCCGCGTCGGCGATCACCTCGTCGGGACGCATGATCGACCGGATCCGCATCCGATTCGAGATCTCGGAGACCTGCACTCGTGGCCAGTTCACCAGAGTCTCGAGCACCCACAGGTTCGGAGGAATCGCGAGACCGAGCTGCGAGATTCGCACCGAGCCTTCGTGGTAGGCCTCCAACAGATCGTCGAGCCGCTTACGTCGATGCATCTTGGCCTGCATCTTCTCGACCATGTCGCGTTCGTCGTCCGAGAGCAGTGTGCGCAACAGAACCATGGTCACCTTCTCTCTGATCAGGCCAGGCAGAACACCCGCGAATCGACCGGCTCGGGCCATCCCGCGACATGCACATCGGCGCACGCTTCGTGCGCCAGGATCGAGGCCATGGTGGCGTCGATCTTCTGGTGCTCGTTCGGTTTCTGCAGTAGGTACATCTGCCCGGGCTTGGGCGCTTTGCGGGCGTTGTCCATGTGAGTGGCCGTGATCGGGCACCCGTCCTGTTCGATGCGCCGACTCCGCAGGTCGTTCTCGAACCTGCGGATCGAGGAGTACATCTGCGCCGTGCGATTGGTGCGCCACTCGAAGACGTGCTCGTCGCCGTGCGTGACCGACCAGTCCCCGATCTCGGATTCCCAGTCCTCCGGATCGCAGTAGAACCGCGCGACATGCCAGCGAGAGAAGATCTCGTCTACCGCGGCATAGACCTGGTCGCGTGGGATCTCGTCGTTGAACTCCGCGGGATTCCAGATCGTCGGTCGTTTGTCCGGGCCGAACCTCGGGGTGAAACTGCGGCCCGACCTTGTCTCGCAACGGATCGCAGTCCAGTCGTTGTTGAGCGACCCGTCGAAGCCAGCGCAGATCATCGTTCCGCGAGCAGGATTGGGCAACCAGAGATTCTGCTTACTCGCTACCGGCATATGCCCGCTCCCACAATCCCGCCTTCAGCCATGCACCCTGGCCGCTGACCAGTCGGTTTCCGTAGAACCGCTCAGCCTCGGCAGGGTCACGCTCGTTCAGCTCGGCCGCATCGGCCTCGATCGAGTCGATCGACACCCACGGAGAATCCGCGTACACGAACTTCAGCAGCTTCCGGCGTTCCCGCTTGTCGCCCCAGGACAGGTTTTTCGGGGGAATCCGGTAAAACTTGAACACGTCTTTCGCGCGCGATTCCCACGTAAGCTGTGCGTCGGAATTCTCCGACGGGTCCCACGCGTTCGTCGTCGCCATCGACCTGCCACGCATACCGGCGAGACCGCGACGCTGAGTCTGCGCAACGGCAATCAGCTTGTTGGACTTGAGATACAGCCCATTCTCGTCGTGCAGAACATACGACACCGGATTGCCGAGTCGACTGTTCGCCGACGCGGTGACGACGTCGATGCGGTTCTCGTCGCCGGGTAGGCGAATGAACCCCTCGCGGATCAACATCAGGTCCGCGAGAGGACCGTTCTTGATCATCGTCTTCAGCGGCCGGTAGACGTTGTCGACCTGATCCTCGGACGTTGCCGTCATCTGGATCAGCGGCGAGGGATGCGGCATCCCCATCGGCTCGCCGAGCTCGTACTCGTGCTCGAACCCGCAGCCGCAGCCCCAGTCCGAACACGCGTACCCGTCACCGGATTCTGCCCAGCCCGCGAACAGCGACGGCCCGACTGCCTCGAGTGCGACGCCCGTCGCCGACCACGGACCCTTGCCCGACTTCTGCGGGCCGACGATCAGCGACCGGCGGTAGACGAACGCCTCGTTCATCAGGGGCCTGAGTGGCTGCCACTTCGCACGCGGCTTGACCGCGTAATGGTTGGCATCGCACCAGAATTGCCAGTCCGACGAGACGAACGGTTTGCCCTGATCGAAGCCGTCCGGAATCGAGCAGTGCGCCTGCTTCCACGGATCGGTGACGTGCGCGAGGGTCGGAAAGTCAACTACGAAACCCTCAGTCGTCGTCATCGGCGTGGACAATCGGCGTGGCGACGGCGCGCATCCTCCTGCCGTTGCCCATCGTGCGGCCAACCGACTTCTTCACCGTCGTCTGCTTCGCCTGCTGATCGGGATGCTCACCCGAGTCATCGGCCACGATCAGCCAGCCGTTCTCCTTCAGTCCGGCCGGTGTCATGCCAATGTTGTCCGCGAGACGCTGCGCAGCCGCACACGTCGCGGCCGAGGCCTCGCGGTCTTCCATCTTGACGGACCAACGGACCCACATCGCGATCGTGCGATGACGCCACGACTCCCGAATCCACTGCGCAGCCTGCGGAGTTCGCCACGCCTGTGCCCACACGATGCCTTCACGTTCGGTCGCATCAGGGAGGAACTCCGACAGTGGCGGGAAGTCTCCGTCATGGCCGCCGATCGGCAACTTCAGCGCACGAACATCACGCGCATCCGATCGCGCGGAGAACATCGACGCATGCGGGCCGGACCTGTTTCGTGCACCTCCGTGATTGCCCATCGTCAACTCCTGCCGTCGGCATTGCGCCGAACTAGAAATCCGCCGGCATTGCGCCGAACAGAGAAATCAGAACCAGCCCATCTGATGGGCAAACTTGCGGACCACCGACGCGATCAGGTTGTGGACCCGGTCTCTCAGTTCCATTCCTGAAACCGTTCGCGCAACTGCGCATCGTCCATGACGGTCCACTTGTCATCTACTACCCAGGCCCCCGGCTCGACGACAACGCCGCTGACGACGAGGATGCTCGGTTGGGCTGGGCAGCCTTGGAGACCGTCGTCTGAGATGAAGGCCGGCTGCGCCTCGGTCCAGGATGCGACACCGCCTCGGAGGAAAACCCAGCTGACGATGTCTTGCCCGCTCGCTGATGTTCCGTCGAACTGCATTGCATCGACGTCGAGGCAGCGGGTTCGGAACCTGCGGGGCAAGGCATGTATTCGACCGCGATTAACATTCTGCGCTGGCATGTCGCAGTTTCCTTTCAGAGTTGAGCTGTGGGACGGAACGCGAGCTCTTGCCGAACAGTCGAGCGATGCGCTCCTTCTCGGCGGCCTTCTCCGCACTGAACTCCAGACCTGGATTCATCCACGTCTGAACCATTCGCAGATACTCCACGTCGTCAGATGGCCGGCGAATCGCGCGCTCGAACATCGGCAAAACACGCCCTCCCTGGTTTTGTGGAACATCTTGAACCCTCCGCACCATTCAGCGACCTCCCCCACGGCGAACCTCGAGGAGGGGGGCTTAGGGGCACCCCCCTGGGGTGCATCGCCGCAGGTCAGAGCATTGGTTACCAACGCGAACCATTTAC